CTACTGGCGCATCTGCACCATTTACTCACACAATCTCACTATTTAACAGCCTTACTTCAAATGTAGATGTACAGCCAATCTCATACACATTGACTGACTTCTATGCCGTAGATGTCCGCTCATACCCTGGTTGCCAGTTCTCTGACTTCTCATTGAAGTTCAACGCAGACGGCATGCTTGAGTATGATGCAAAAAGCACTGGTTTCCAGTCTGAACTTGTTGCAGATCCAACACCTACATTCTCAACAGTTCTACCTACACCAGTGTGGCGCGGTACTGTTTCAATCGGTGGATCTGCGGTATCAACTGCCATGACTGGCAACATTGACATGACACGCCCTGCAACACCTATCTATGGCATCTCAAATACACAAGATCCATACCAGGTATTTCTAGGGCCTTTGGAAGTAACAGGCAAGATTACATTTGTTATGGACAATGACTCTCAATTGCTTAACTTCCTTAACAACTCACAGCCTGCACTTGTATTCAACTGGGCTTATGGCGCTGGTGCTTCTGCGGTTCAGATCCAGGCAACTCTTACTAAGGGCGCTTACACCACTGGTGTAATTGAACGCGGTGAAGATTTTGTACAGGTCACAGTGGACATCAACGCGCAATCAAATACAACTGATGCTGGTTCTTCAGGCGGTTTCTCACCTATCAAATGGGTGTTGCAAAACGCTAAGGCTTCAGGCACATACGCATAAAGTAGATCAGGGCGGCGGTGTGGTTGAGGGCGATTGCCTTCCCGCTCTCCCACACCGCTTGCTCTCCTTTTTAGTATGATTTAGGAAGGCAAACCAACAGGAGGCAACATGTCTAAAGAAGTAACGCTACCGTCAGGGGCAAAAGTAGTTCTTAAAGATCCAACAACATTACGCGTAAAAGATCGTAAAAATGTTATGCGTACAGCGGATAACGCTGTTGGTGGAGATCTTACAAAAGCACTTGCATTAGGTGATGCACTTATTGCAATGCTTGTTGAGTCATGGTCATTTGATTTACTTCCGCCATCAGTCAAACTTGAGTCATTAGATGAACTCACAATGGTTGATTATGATGCTTTGGTAGAACACACAAAAGACGCTCAAAAGTATCTGTTTCCTAACCTGGCTGAAACGCCACAGACAGAGGCAGACCCAAAAGCAATTGGCGAGAACTCCAACGCCTAAAATGGTTACTCAAGGGTGGGGAACGCCATGAGGCGTTCTCTTATCCTGATGAGCAATGGTATTACTATCAAATGGCAGAACGGTTTGGTTGGACACCTGAACAGGTAGATAACTTGCCCGCTGGTACGGCGGATTGGTTAATAGCCATTGCTAGAACTGTTGATGAAGTAAAGGCAGAGGGATTGAGGGAGTAAATGAGCGGCATCATTATCAAGAACCTCTCTGAAGTTCTCGCCGCTATTGATGGAACTCAATCTAAAATTGAACAAGGCGCTCAAGTTGGAATTATGCGGGCTGGCCTTGCCGTGGAACGACAAGCAAAATTAAACTTTCAAGGAACACGCAGTTATGAAAAGCGTGTGAGCAAAAACGGTAGAGGGTATTTAGTTGTAACGCCACCAAAACATGTTGGCGGTTCAGGCCCAAATACAGTTACGGGTAATCTCAAGCGTTCTATTAAAACTACATACCGTGTTGGTTTTGGTAGTTACATTGCTGAAGTTGGCCCAACAATGATCTACGGCCGCCAGGTAGAAAAGGGCGGTGGCAAATGGCGTTCAGGGGTAAAATACCCTTACTTAGAACCTGCCGCATTGATGCTATTAAGAAATGGCTCAATCAACAGGATCTTTATGACCGCCGTTAAAGAGAAATTGAGGGGATAAGCATGGCCGATCTAATCCCCCCAATGTTAATTAAATTACAAGCAGATGTAAGTGAACTTAAAGTTGGTTTAGCGCAAGCAGAAAGCGCATTAAAAGGCGTAGATAAATCTGTTGCAACTGCCTCAACTGGCATGACTAACTTTATGAATAACATTAAAAAGGTTGGCGCAACAATTGGTATTGCTTTTGCAGGCCAACAAGTTATCCAATTTGGTAAAGATGTAATCATGGCCGCCAGTGACATGAATGAGTCACTTTCTAAAGTTGGTATTGTCTTTGGTCAAAGTTCTGATCAGGTTGTTGCTTGGTCACAAAACTCAGCCCAGGCATTAGGTATCTCAAGCCAAAAGGCACTTGAGGCCGCAGGCACATACGGAAACCTTTTTCAAGCATTTGGATTAGGCCAGGGGCAAGCACAACAAATGTCCACAAGTCTTGTGCAATTAGCCGCAGACATGGCCTCTTTTAACAACACATCTATTGATGATGCAATCCTTGCATTGCGTTCAGGACTCTCAGGAGAAACAGAACCACTCAAGCGCTTTGGTGTTGCTCTTAATGATGTGCGCTTAAAAGAACAAGCAATGAGCATGGGTTTAATTAAAACCGCAACAGGCCCACTACCAATTGCGGCAAAGGCTCAAGCCGCATACGCATTGATTTTAAATGATACAAAACTTGCTCAAGGTGATTATGCGCGTACCGCAGATGGCGCGGCTAACACCATGAAATCTTTGGCGGCTGAATTTCAAAATGCAAAGGTTGCAATTGGTAATGCGCTATTGCCTGCGTTCAGGGCGCTTCTTGCTGTTCTTAAGGTTATTGTTCCCATTTTGACGGCCGTAGGTAAATTCTTTACAGAAAACGCTGATGCACTTAAAACTTATGCAACGCTTTTATTGGCAGTTGCTAGTGCTTTTTTAACCGTAAAAGCGGCAATAATTGTAACTAAAACAGCGCTGGCTGCTCACACCGTTATTGTTAAGGCTAATGCGGCAGGCCATTCGCTTGCGGCTATTGCCGCATTTAATTTCCGTGGTGCAATGATGATGCTTAACATGGCTATACGCGCAAATCCTATTGGAGCGCTTATCACCGCATTGACTGTTGTAGGTGCGGCATTTGTATTTGCATGGAAAAAAAGCGAGACATTCAGAAGCGTTGTTATCAAAGGCGCTCAAGGGGTCATGTATGCGTTTTCAGGCATTGTTGGGGCTATTAGCAAGGTTCTTGGTGTCATTGGCAAGATCCCTGGTATGGGTTGGGCTAAAGGTTTATCTAAGGGTGCAGAAGATTTTGCTAACAAGATCAACATTGCTGGCAAGAATTTAGTTGATCTAAAAAGCAAAGCCGCAGGTTATGGTGAGGGCGCATTTACTTACGGTAGTGGTGGGGGCGCAGGCGGTGGCGGTGGTGGTACTGGTGGTGGTGGCCTTGACAGTAAAGAAAAAAAGAAACTTGAAGGCTACAAAAAAGATGTGAAAGAAATTTACAAAGACATAAATAAAGTTATTGCTGACGCGCAAGAAAAGGCTGACAAAGCCTTAGAAGCACGCAATGAAAAAATGCTTGAGGCTCACAAAAGGTATGATGAAAAAGTTGCAGATTTAGAAAAAGATTTTAGAGAGCGCAATAGCAGGTATCAAAAAGATTATGATGAAAGAGTTTTGGAAATTAACAAAACTTTTGACAAGCGTAAACTTGATCTTGAAAAAGACTTACAAAAGAAACTTGCCGATTTAAGAGAAGGCGCGGCTAAAAAGTCTGCCGATTTAACTCAAAACGCGGCTGAAAAACAAGTATCAATTATTCAACAGTCTGTTAATCGTTTGCGTAATGCGTTTGCGGCTAAAACTGGTTTTGACATTTCTGAAGTATTTGGTGGCGGAGCAAAGGCAGAAGATGCAATTGCCAAATTAAAAAAGACACTTCAAGCCGCTCAAGAATTACAAAGCAATGCCGCAAAACTTGCTGGCTTAGGTTACAGCCAGGTATTTATTGAAGAAGTTGTAAAGAATGGCCCTGAAGCGGGTAATTCAATTGCTAGGGCATTGATGGAAGCATCACCTGAAGCAACAAAAGAATTACAAGATTTGTACAACAAGGTTGAAGATGTTTCTAATAATGGGTTAAACGATCTTGCCAAATCTATGAACGCAGGTGGCCGTTTGGCTACTGAAGAATTGATGCAGGCCTATAAAGAAGTTGCCGTAGATCTTAAAGAGTCATTGGCTGAAGTAGATCGTGAACTTCAAAAGAGCCTGGCTGAAGCCAACGCCGCTTATGAAGAAGCAATGACTGAAGCAAAGATTGCGCGTGATGAAGGATTAGCAGATGCCCTAAAAGCCTTTACAGAGGCTAAGGCAGAGGCACAAAAGGTGCTTAGTGAAGGGCTTGAAGAAGCGTCTAAAACCCTTCAGGAAGCGCTCCTAGAGGCTCAAAAAGACTATGAAAAAGCCATTGATGAAATAAACAAGGCTACTATGGAAAAAATTGCAGAATTGCAAGCCAAACTTGCTGAAGTGGTTGCTCTTATTGCCGCTATTAGCGCGGCTGTTGCGGCGGCTTCTGCGGCTGGCGCTTCTAGTTTTATCCCTATTATTCCGCAAAGCCCGCCATCAGGTAGCGGATCAAGTTCAGGCAACACAACCAATAATACAAATGTCACAGTAACAGGAACAAATTTAACTGATCCTACCGCCGTGGCCAATGAAGTTGTTTATCAAATCAAGTACGGTCAAGTTGTAACTGGCACAATGGGAACAATACAAAAGGGAGAAGTTTATTTCAAATGACAACTTTGACGCAGATTTATTCCTTTTCATTTAACAATCAAACATTTGGCGGCGCTAATTCGCCATACCAAATTCTTAGCGTTGATGGCCTTGAGTCTTTGCCTAGTATTCGCAATCAAGATGATAACCGCGGTTACGCAGACGGTATGTTTTCAGGGCGCGATTTCTTAGGCGGCAGAACAATCTCAATTATTTTTAACACTTTTGGAACGGCTGGTGGTGCTTCAGCACAAACAAATTACAACACTATTCAGCGCGCTCTTTTACCTCAAACTCAAGGCACTACACCGCTGTATTTTAAGTTCCCTAACAGCCCTACATCTGAGCAATTTGTAAATGCTCGCGTACGCGCATTGCGTACAACAGTAGATGCAAATTACACTTACGGATACATTACATCTCAGGTTGAATTCTTTTGTCCTGATCCGTCTTACTACAACAACAACTTGCAAACGGCTACCTTAAATTACGCGCTTCCAACAGGCCGCACATACAACCGCATTTATGATCTTGTTTATGACCCTGCTTCAAATTCAGTAACAACTACAATCAATAACATTGGTTGGGGTACTACCTATCCCACTATTACAATCAATGGCCCTATTGTTGATCCAACCGTTTCTAATGTAACAACAGGCAATTCTTTAACATTTAACTGCACTTTGATTTCAACAGATGTTTTAGAAATTGATCTGTACAATAAATTGATTACACTCAATGGGGTTTCAGCGCGTAATCTTTTGCAATCAGGAACTTGGTTCGGCGCTCCCCCAGGACAATCAATTTTTTCATTGTCTGCACCTTCGGGCTATGTTGTAGGCCAAACAAACGCTACTATTACCTGGTATTCCGCATTTATTTAGGAGAAACATGACATTACGCACACCGCCATCATGGGAACAAAACGCTTCGCACCCTGCGGAAAATGATCGTTTAACAACGCAAGCGCTTTGGGCAACCACTGGAATAATTAACTCTGCTTCTTTGGCAATCACAGCCAACTCACCTGTTGGAATGACTGTTATTGCCGCTGACGGTTGGGCCGCAATCGTTGGAACAACACAGCCTGACATGGGTACTTATGTTGCCTACAATGACGCGCCAGTAACTTTAACAATTACAACCGCAAACCCTACAAATCCGCGGATTGATTTAATCTGTTTGACTATCAATGATAGTTATTACTCAGGTGTAACAGACAATGTTGTATTTCAAGTAATTGCTGGAACTCCTGCGGGATCTCCTGTTGCTCCTTCACTTCCTGCAAACTCAATTGGGTTGGCTGAAGTAACTGTACCTGCGGCGGCTACGGCAATTTCAAGTGGCAACATTGCAGACTTGCGCGTTTTGGCAACATCAAATGTGCCCGCGCAAGGAGACATTTCTGCGGTTGTAGCAGGAGCAGGATTAAGCGGAGGCGGAACAAGTGGATCTGTAACACTTAACGCAAATCTTGCAACTAATCTTCAAACAGGAACTACTTACACTTTAGCCGCATCAGATAATGGAAAACTTGTTGCATTGGATAATGGCGCGGCAATTGCTGTAACTATTCCTCTTAACAGTTCAGTTGCAATACCTGTTGGCGCTGTTATTATGATGACACAATTTGATAATGGACAAGTCACTGTTTCAGGTGCAGGTGGCGTAACGGTTCAGTCCACGGGTGCTGTTACTTCAAGCCCTGCAACAAGACAAATTTATTCATCAATTGCGGCTATTCAAACAGCGGCAAATGCTTGGTTAGTGGTAGGAGATCTAGTCTAATGTCAATGATTTCTGTTCTTTCAAGTTCAGGCCCAGTAAGACCTGGCGCGCCTACAATTGGTACTGCAACTGCGGGGAACGCAAGCGCTTCAGTTACTTTTACCGCGCCAACTTTTACAGGCCGCCGCGCTATTAGCAGTTACACTGTTACATCATCACCTGGCGGATTGACAGGAACAGGCGGATCATCACCAATTACAGTTTCAGGCCTTAGCAATGGAACTGCTTACACATTTACAGTTACAGCAACTAATACAGCGGGGCTTACTTCTGTTGCATCATCTGCATCTAACTCTGTAACTCCTGTTGCGCCCGTGTTGCCAGTTGTTACAGGTGGAACTCTTACATCTGATGCTACTTATTATTACCGTACATTTACATCAACAGGGCAATTAGGTATCACATTGGCAACACTTCCTGGTGTTGATTATCAAATTGTTGCTGGTGGCGGAGCAGGTTCGGGCGGGCGTTTTACTATTTCAAGAGGCACTTCAATCAGATACTCAGGCGGCGGTGGCGGCGGTGGCGGAAATTATTATGCTAGTGGCGCTTCGCTTCCTCCTGGTGATTATTTAGTTCAAATTGGTGGTGGCGCTGGCGCACCTGCGGTTAATACGCAAGCAACTAGCGGAGGCGTAAGCACATTTAATAGTTATACATCAAACGGTGGCGGCGGTGGCGGTTATGGTGGAAATGGCCTTAGTGGAGGTTCAGGCGGCGGTGGCGGCGCGTATTATGAAGTTGTATGTGGTTGCGCTGGTGGCAGTGGTAGTTCAGGTGGTGCAGGTACTTCAGGACAAGGAAATAACGGCGCTGGTGGTTCACTTGGTGGTTGTGGTGTTACATCTGGCGGCGGCGGTGGCGGAAAAGGTAGTGCTGGTAGCGGTGGTACAGGTGGTGCAGGCGGCGGTGTTCTTGCTACTAAATCAAGCGGCGGTACTGTTGGTGCGGTAACAACTGGTGCGGCCAACTCAGGTAATGGTGGAAGTGGTGTAAACGGCACTTCAGGTACAGCACAAGGTTTTGGTGGCGGTTCAGGTTGGGTTCAAGTTCGCTATACAAGAGCATCAGTGGGTGGATAATGGCACATTTTGCAGAAATTGATAAAAACAACATTGTTGTTAATGTTTTAGTAACTGATAACAACGATCCAAACGGTGATGAAGGCTATCAATTTTTAATTGACAATCTTGGTGGCACTTGGATTAAAACATCTTACAACACTCAAAAAGGAATTCACATTTTAGGTGGTGAACCTTTGCGCAAAAATTATGCTTGTATTGGTTATACCTATGATGAAACCCTTGATGCGTTTATACCCCCTAAGCCTGATGGTGTAGGGTGGACTCTTAATAAAGAAACTTGTTGTTGGGAGAACGAAATTGTTGGAGACATTCAAGCATAATCTTTTACCTAATTTTGTAATTAAAGAAGGCGTATCAAACAATGTGTCCATTGTTGATGACAATGGAGTATGGCGTTTGTATGAAAATGATTTGCAAATGATGCAATTGGCAACAAAAACAAATAGAGAAATAAAAGAACTTTATTCTTCTTTTGATTTAGCCTACGGTGATGTTCTTATTACTGGGTTAGGGTTTGGAATACTTGCTTTATGGGTAGCCAATAAACCTGAAGTAACATCAGTTACAGTCATTGAGTTTTCTCAAGATGTAATTGATTTGTTTTTTGCAAATAATTCTTTGCCCGATAAAGTGCAAATCATTTTGGCAGATGCGGACAATTATACAACTGAAAAACATTACAATTGTTTATTGCTTGATCATTTCAAAGACGCAGATGAAAAAGCCTTTACTTACGCAAGAATACAAAATGTTGCTAAAAACATAACTCATGATTTATTTTGGTTTTGGTCAATTGAACAAAGATACGCTTGCAGAATTTGTGATTTTACGCTTCAAGATTTGTATGTAACGCCAGTTGATTTTGGCAATTACGATTTTGGCCGCAAATGGCAAGCGTGGATTGATGTTTTAGACATACCAACCGTACCTTTTGTTGCGCCTGAGAAGGTTAAGGAGTATGTTGAACTTTATACCAACAGAAGGTAGGCGCTATGAAAATTATTTTTACAGACATTCAAAATCCTAATGGGGTTTTAGCAAAACCAAAACCTGCTAGTGATTACATACCTGAATGGTACAAAAAAGCAAAACCTTATACAGATCCTAGTGGGAAAAAAGCACCAACATTAGACGGAACACCTAACGCAACGGTAAAAAGATGTATGCCGCTTTACGACATGATGACTGCGGGTTACATTATGGAAACACCTTATGACATTTATGTAAGGCAGACTGATGATGGGCCTTATTTTCAATGGGGTCACACAGACGCAATAGCATTTCAAGATGTTCAACAATTTCAAAATCACCCGTATTCAAGAGAAATAGATTACGCTGTAAGAATTGTTATTCCGTGGAGTATTAAAACTCCTAAAGGTTGGTCAATTATGGTACTTGAACCTCAACATCATGAACCAGGCCCTATTACTTGCGCCAGTGGGATTGTAGATACAGATGATTTTTCAATTCCATTTAACATGTTTCTTAAATTACGAGATCCTAATTTTGAAGGAATGATACCTGCGGGAACACCTTTTCTTCAGATTATTCCTTTCAAGCGTGAAGCGTGGAAATCAGAATTAGGCGGTAAAAAAGAACGCGCAAAATTTGATTACGACATTTCTAAATTTAAGACTGTATTCTTTGACCGCTATAAGAAATTTTGGTGGAAACGGAAAGATTACAAATAATGGCTACTACCTACCGCTACCTATTTGTAGATTTGGCGAGCAATGAAATTATTGCTGAACTTCCATTAACAGGGGTAGGTTTTACTCAACAACTTAATCAGCCTGGCACATTTCAAGGACACCTGCTTTTGTCAGGTATTAACGCAGACAAGTTCAATGTTGATGCGGCAACCATTCCTGGGCGTTGCGGGCTGTATGTGGATCGTGACGGCATTTTGGTATGGGGCGGGGTAATTTGGGGGCGCACCTACAACAGCGCATCACAGGTAGTTACTTACAGCGCTCAAGAATGGATCTCATACTTTGAACACAGGCGGGTTACACAAGATGTTCAGTTTACAAACATTGATCAATTGGTAATTGCCAAAACTCTTATTGAAGATGCACAAACGGCTACCTACGGTGACATTGGAGTTCTCTACAACTCAGAAGGTCAAACAACTTCAGGCGTATTGATTGATCGTACTTATTACAACTATGAATTAAAAAATGTTTTTCAGGCTATTCAAGATTTAAGCCGTCAATCTGATGGTTTTGATTTCCCACATTGATGTTGAGTATGACGGCATAACAGGTTTGCCTGCTAAATACTTCAACACTTATTACCCGCGCAGTGGTACGGCATACACAACAGGTAGCCTTACTGTTCCTGTATTTGAATTTCCTGCGGGAAATGTTGTTGAGTATGAGTATCCTGAAGATGGTTCAGCCGTAGCCAACACGGTTTATGGATTAGGCGCAGGATCTAATGAAGGTAAATTACTGGCAACAGGTCAAGACACAGCCAAACTAATTGCAGGTTGGCCGTTGTTAGAAACTACCGCTAACTATTCAGACATTACAGATCAAACGGTGCTTGATAATCTTTCAGATGCACAAGCCTTAGCAACTTCTTACCCGCCAGTTGTGCTTAAAGTTGTAGTTCCTGCTTTTGTAAATCCTGTATTTGGTACTTATGAAGTAGGAGATGATGCTCGCATTATTATTACTGATAGCCGTTTTCCTAACACCCTTGATGAGATTTACCGCATTGTTGGCTTATCGGTTCAACCAGGTGAAGATGGCCCTGAGCGCGTAACATTAACTTTGACACAAGGGGCGGGTGAAGCGTAATGCCATACATCAATCAACCTATTGATTTGCAAAGAATGTTTGCAGACATAAACAACCGCTTAAACAAATTAGAAACAGCGGTGCGTTTTACATTTCCTAATGTAACTTCAGATCCAACTTACCCGCGTATTGGTGATGCTTGGTTAAACATTACAACCAACCAGGCAAAGATAGTAGATAGCGCTGGCACTGTTCGCGTCATTACCTGGACATAACAGTTATACTTTTTCACCATGAACGCATTAGATTGGGCCGCATTAGCCGTCAGTATCATCACTATTTTAGGCGGGTTTACAGCCGCAGTACGGTGGTTGGTCAAGCATTATTTGGCTGAGTTAAAACCTAATGGCGGCACATCATTACGAGATGAACAAAACCGACAGGGTGAGACAATCAAGCGTTTGGAGAGCCGCGTTGATGAAATTTATAGCCTTCTTCTTAATCGCCGCTAGTCTTAGCGGGTGTGGTTATCAAGGCTACACGCGCTACCCTTGTCAGGAATTTGTAAATTGGGAAAAGGCAGAATGTAATCCGCCGCAATGTGAAGCGCTAGGACAATGTACAAAGGATTTATTACCTGATGTGGAAAATCAAAATGGCTAGACGCAAATACACACCTGAAGAATTACATGCGCGTTTGATTGTTACCATAGGAATTCTTCTTGCTTTGGTGTTCTCAGGTTCAGTCTTTGCCATGCTGTACGCGCTGGTATTTGTAACGCAACCTATGGCACAAGCGCCTAATGATGCGGCGTTTATTGATCTTATTTCAACTTTAACCGTATTCCTCACAGGTACGCTTTCAGGAATTTTGTCCGCAAATGGACTAAAATCCAAACCAAAACCGCAGGAAGGAAAAGAAGATGAGCCTAAATAAAGTTATAGAACTTTGTGAAGCATCAGTTGGTTACACAGAAGGCACAAACAATGACACCACATTTGGTAAATGGTTTGGCCTTAACAATCAACCCTGGTGCGCAATGTCTGCATCAAAGATGTATTTTGATGCTGGAATTATTGGGTCAGTAGCCAACACCAAAAAAGGTTTTGCCTCATGTGATGCCTGG